ATATATCCTAACTATTATCTTTATATATCCGTTTATATATCCAATATCCTGCTAATCCTAATAATGCAATTTCTGCTAATTGTCCTAATCTATATTCATATCGTGGCACCATTTCGTGTGTATCTTTAAAATCAACTGGTACATTACAAATATCGCATCCTTTTTCAACTGTACTAATATCAGACTTAATCTTAATATTTTGCTTAATATTTAGTGATGGACACGTTACTATTCTTAAATCATACAGCTGACCATACATTGATATCCAATAATCTATATGACGTTCAATTGGATAAACCTTACTCAGAAGTCTTTTAGCAGTTGGTAATGTTATTACATATGCGTGTAATAATAGAAATCCTGATGATCTTACAGTAACTTTATCACCAGGTATTTCTGTTAAATTTCCCATTATTCCTCCAAGTAACCATAAATCCCACGAGTCTGGATTTTGCAATATTGGAGAATTCTTAATACAATTATTTGCCCTAGAAACAAAATCATCTGGTACATTTGCATCATCTTCAAAAATTACCATTAATTGTATCCCTTTGTCAACCATATGCTGCCATAATGCAATATGACTTAATGCACATCCAATTGCACCAATTGAATCTATTTCCTCGTGACCACGACGAAACTTTTTAAGAATATTCCTTTTTACTCCTAAAGTTAACCTATCATCCGTTTTTATATCTAAAGTTTTACCATCAACTCCTATAAATCTCTGTAAATCTAACCCATTAATTCCGGACTTATCCTGAAACTTTTTCCATCTATCTGATCTCCTTTCTAACGTTATACAATATGCGGGTATTGTGTCTATTGTCCACATCCTCCTCTTAAATCAATGGATAAAAATGATATTTGATCTGCGCACCAAATTTGATTTAATTTTATTTTGTATTTTAGTCAGCACATAAAATGGGACACATTTCACTTCTACTAGGATGCATGTTTGCACAAAAGACTACTGAACTACTACGCCGTGTTAAACGTTATCATTCCATTGGTCATAAAGTCCTAGTTGTAAACTTTATTGGCGATACTCGTTATGGTAATGATTGTATTGCATCTCACGATAAAGAAATCCAAAAAGCTGTTTGTGTTGAACTCCTAAAATCTGTTGATCATCTCGTCCGCAGTGGTGATTATAATGTTATTGCTATTGATGAAGGTCAATTCTTTACAGATCTACATCAATATGTAACAGCGTGGGCAGATGAACTTCCAGTGCATATTGTTATTGCTGGCCTAGATGGTGATTCAGATCGTAAACCTTTTGGCGATATGCTAAAGCTAATTCCACACGCTGAAGAAGTTGAACGTCTAAATGCATTCTGTTCTGAATGTAAAAATGGTACACTAGCAATTTATTCTAAATACTTCAGTAATGTACAAAAAGATGAAAATGGTGTTGCAATTGGTGGAGCAGAATCATATCGCCCTGTCTGTCGCAAACATTATCTAGAAAAATAATATTAATATGGTAATACTTGCTTATTAATTCTATAAACAACAATTTTATTTTTGATTATATATATACTTGATACTGATAATAATGTTATCTCAATTGAACTTCTTACTATCATTGGTAGATCATTAACATTAAGACTATAATAAATCCACATAGTTGATGAAATAATGCTTAAAATGCAAAATGTCAATGACAAACTATTTGTGCTTTTATTTTTATATAATAAAAACATAAATATAAATCTTCCTAGTACTGAAAGTGATGTAGCAGTATATGGTATTATTTTAAAGTTTTCATCCATATTTTTATTACTCCTTTATTATTTATATAGTGCTTATTGCCAAAGTTTTTTTATTTTTTGCATACTAAGCACTTGTCCCGTCAATTACTTCGTTTGCGCAAGACGGGATGTCAAAAGTGCCCAAAATTCTAATTTTTGCCGAGCTTTTTTCTAAAAAGCTCATAGATATGCCGACTACTATCTATGATTCTTCTCTCCTAACACAACGGAGAGCTAATAAAACAATTGCTAATTCATTTATTACACGGATTAGCCCTCCGAATAATGGTAGACCTACTACTGGAAGTGCGCCTTATCTAGGTGTTACTCAACAATCTATTATTAATACTGTTAAGCAAGGTCAAATGATGGAATTTCGTCGCTGTGATGGGACTACATTAGTAGATATTGGATGCCCTTGCCCTACAGTAAATACAGCTGTTGCAAATGGAACCTTTGTACTACCAGGTGGTGTTAATTGGCGGCCTTGGGCAATTGGTTCTATTATATTACGATGGAACCCTCCAACCGTCGGTACAGGGCCTTTTACCTATATAGTTACTCCATATTTAGAAGGAGTTGCATTATCTTCAGTTATAACTACTAATACTGAATACAGATTTACGGATTTAGAAGAATGGAAACTCTATACATTTACTGTATGTGCAACTAATTCTGCTGGTATGGGTCCTGTTATACAGACAACAGAATCCATTATGATGCCTCCAAACGACTTATCTAATATTATTAATGAACCAAGTGGCTCTGGTGGTAATATAAATAGTTGTGTTAAATATGTTATAAATAATGCACTCGATTCAATGTTAATATATGCTACAAAGGCTGGATTAGGCCCTACTAGAAGTTCTCGTATAATGTATTTATGGACTACATCTGTTGTTGGAGCCTGGAATTGGATTAGGAATTCAGAGTCTGTGATTTCAGGAGTTCATGATTCCTGGAATTGGAGTTCCAAAATGTCTGGACCTGGACTTTCAGACTCAGAGTCCGTTTTCTGGATATGCGCTGTCATAGATTTTATAACTCCTATTTTTAACACTAATTACATTTCTGTATACAATTGCCCTGCTGATACAATTTCTGCTGTTAAATTAAAAGGTCAATGGGACTCCTGGAAATCTGCTTGGCAGACTTGGTATGATTCCAGAGTAAATGATGGAAGTGCAGCGGCATCAACAACTTTACCTACTACTAGTGCAAATTGGGATAAAACTATATTAGTAGATGGTATAACTATAAATAATATTGGAGGATTCCCCGCACCTCAAGAATGGACCCGCCTTACAGTAAAAGGTAAAAAACAAGGATATTTAACTTGGAATTGGGGGTCTGTTCTATCAACTTGTTTAACTGCAGATGATGATGAGACTATAAAGGGGTTAGTTAGTCCTAAAATTGGTAATGCACGTGATGCAGAAATTGATGTTGTTAAGGGTATTGCAGCCAGTTTAACAGATGAACAGAAAATGATTGCAGAATTCTGGGCTGGTGGCCCTAAAACTCCTTCACCACCTTGTATGTATATTTGGTTGTGCAAAGAATTTATACGCAATCAATCTAATATATCAGCATCTAAAGCATTATATTCCCTACTTGATCTAACTATACATTTATTTGAAGGCAGTCGTATAACTTGGATGTTAAAAAAGGAGTTTATGGAGGCTCGTCCAATTCAGGAAATTCGTCGTCGCTATGCTGGACAAAATATTCAGAGTTGGAATGGATTAATAAAAGGAGATCAATGGATTCCCTATCAGGAGGCTAATTTTGTAACTCCTCCCTTTGCAGACTTTCCATCTGGTCATAGTCATTTTGGAAAAGCATTTGCTTTAACTATGAACAAGTGGTTTACTCCAAATATCCCTCAATTTAATATTACATATGATAAACTCAATATATTATCACCTATGTTTCCTGAAAATCAGACTGGACAATTTGGTAGTTTTATAATCGCACAAGGTAAATCAGATACAGAACCTGGAGTTGTACCACGTGCACCTTTAACTCTGTCTTGGAATACTTGGGAACAAATGAGTGAATCTTCTGGTCAATCAAGATTTTATGGAGGCATTCACGCTGAAAGCGCACATACTGCAAGTAAAACTACAGCAGAAGCAGTTGATGCGAAAATTAATTCTACTTGGGCTATTAATACTTCAATCTAATTGATCTTTTTGAGAAAATCTCTATAAAACTATATTACCAACTAGTATTTTAATTTTTTCAGAGTTATTAAACCATTTTCTCCAATTATCTATACGAACCCATCCATTTCTTACAGCAAATGCAACATTTTGTGTTAATGCTGTAAACTCGCATTGTGGGATAAAACAATTTGCATATGTATTAATACATTCTTGAATATTTGAAACAATAATTGACTGACCCTTTGAACTTCTGACATTATTATGAAAATTAAATAACCATACTCTTGCTACATTACGGAGATCTTCCCCATATAGGCCTTTTAATTGTGGTATAGGGTTTGAAGAAATATATGCCGCCGAGTGTTGTTGACATTCTTGACAAGGGATTATTTGAGGTAAAGTCTGTAGCATTTGTTCAAAATAATTTGCTTGATCTGTGTCAACTATTTTATTTCCAGTATTACCGATTTTTTCAGCTAAACAATGTAAATATTTCCATAATATTGGACCCCATTCTGCTGGATCTGCATATTGACCTCCTTCTCTTCCCATAAAATGTGTTAATGTACTTGTTCGTTTAGTACAGCCGCAACCTCCCATTTCCTTAATTATTCTTTATATATTAATCTTTATATCCTTTAGCACTATTTAAAATATAGAATATAATAGAAGTATAGTATGAAACCTCTAAATGAAGAAAAGGAGCATTTAATGCCCCTTTATTATAGAAATTCGGTTTATAAATGGTTTAAATTAAACCCTAATAACTTACCTGATTGTAGATGCCCTTTCCTATATAGAATTACCCGTAAAGTTTTAAATAAAAATAAATATATCTGCAACAAGTGCTTTGAGTTTATTCATTTTCAATATGATAACCTAGGTTATCCTACTGCGGCAATTTTAAGACGTATTGATTAAATTATATTATTCTGAAGATAATTATATAGCTTCAAAATAATACTACTTAGAGGTCTTGGTGGGACTCGAACCCACAACCTATCGCTTAGAAGGCGATCGCGCTATCCATTACGCTACAAGACCAATAGAACCATTACTGATTCTAATTAATAATTAGAGATAACACTTTAAGCCCTTTTTGTTTATCATCTGCATATTTCCAGATATACCCTCCTGCCGTTTTTGATCTTCCAATAGCTGCACTTTGTATTGATCTTCTTCCAATATCTGTAGACTTTGAAGCAATTATTATACTATCAAATGTAGCAATTAATATATTATCAAGCGAATACTGTGAAACTTTTCTTCCATTAACTTTAGTTAGTATTTCACTATGATTCTTAAAATTATCTTTATAGTTATTATTTTCAGCATAATATCTTTTAAGACCCTTACTAATTTTATCCCTGTGTATATTACAATTTTTATTTTGTATACCACATCCTATTCTACCCTCTGCAAGAGCTTTTTGCCACTTTTCTGATTTTTTCTGTAGTTCTCCAATATTATGTGTTTTATTAAATTCAATTGCAACACGCCTTGCTCTTTCTTTAACTTCTTCTCTATTATTATATTCTTTGGATTTAATACTCATTATATTTTTAGTTTCTTCAGAATGTTTTTTACCTTTAAAATGTGCATTAAATTTACCACCTTCAGCTACATTATATCCGTTAGGTGATAAACTATTATATTTCTTAATATATTCTTTTTCAAACTTAAAAACATCTTCATCGAAACAGATAATTAATACTTCAAACTTAAATGCATCTTCTCCATATTTCTCAAATGCTTTCATTAATAATGGGCATCCACATTTACGTTTAATGCTTGATTTATGCGATAACCATCTACTATTAGGATTATCTTTAATTGTTTCCCCTATATAGCATTTATTATTAATAGTATTTGTTATTTTATAAATAAATCCCATTATATTAATACATTAAAAAACCTTTATATTTTGAGTTTATTTCAAAAATCAAAATATATGCCTTCTGCCAGATTCGAACTGGCGACCTTTTCCTTATGAGAGAAATATTCTAACCCCTGAAATAAGAAGGCAATTGCCCGCAGTGAGAATCGAACTCACGACCTTCTGTTTACAAAACAGATGCTCTAACCATCTGTAGCTATGCAGGCAAAGTGGCTTCGTGACTTCGTCACTTACCACACTATATACTATTTTTATTCCTTTAAGCTCTTTCTTCTATATATTTCAAATGTAACAGATGGAACTATAGCTACAAACGCCATTATAGATAACCCAGTAACTAAAGTAATTGTACCCCCAATAACTAGAAGTTTCTGACATACCTTATCAGCTATTAGTTCTGCTACTTCTACTAATTGCGTGTCGTTCATTATGTATTAAATTAATATATATCTATTTCTTTATATTGGTTATATATAAATGCAAAAAAATAAACTATTTTTGAAACAATTAAAATGCCTCAAAAATAGTTATTATATGTGGTCATAGTGGGTTTCGATCCCACGACATTTGCGTTATTAGCACAATACTCTATCCAGCTGAGTTATACGACCACTAGGGCTTTCACCCTTTTCTAATCATAACAAACTAGAAAATAGTGAAAATATATGGTCTCACCCAGATTCGAACTGGGGTTGCAGGATTCAAAGTCCTGACCAATATTCTATTTCTCAACAATTAATACTTGTCATTAAGCCTTTAAGTCTTTTCTTCATAATATTTCCAAATAGATTCTTTATATTTATTATTATTTCTTCTTATTATTTTCCCCATATAATGTGGTGTAATATTAATACTTCTACTTGCTTCTGCAATACTTGGATAAATTTTTATCAATTTATTTTCTAAACTATATTCTCCAACCAGTTTTGTTCTGGAATCTTTAATAATTTTATTTTCAATTATATTATCATAAAAGGAATTATATTTTGAATTATAATAATTATTTAGCCCTGTTGAAATATTGTTTTTATGAGTACCATTTAATTCTATTCCTTTTTTATTTTTAAGCACTTGATGCCATTTATCTTTATTTGCATTTGATTCATTTGTTTCATAATATATTTTTAAACTATTACTAATTTTCTTTTTTATTTCATCTTTTATTTTTCCTCCTCTATTACCAATCCTTCCTTCTTCTAATGCTTTTTGCCATTTTAAAGATTTTCTAGTTATTTCACCAGATTCAATACGTTTATTTAACTCAATCATTCTTTCTCTTGATTTTTCTTTTATTTCAGGTTTATTACTATATTCTTTAGATTTTTCTGAAATTATATTTTTTGTTTTTTCTGTATGTTTATATCCTAATACACCCTCTTGCCCGCCCTCTAAAATATTATAACCATTTGGTGTCAATGATTTATATTTTTTAATATATTCTTTTTCATATATTAATCTATCCTCATCAAAACAAATAATTAATACTTCAAACTTAAAATTATCTAATCCATATTTATTAATTGCTAATTTTAATGCCTTACAACCACCATCTCTTTTAATTGCTGATTTATGATCCTTCCATCTTTTTTCTGGATCTTGTATAGTTTCTCCAATATAGCACTTATTATTTTTAATATTTGTTATTTTATAAATAAATCCCATTCTACTGGAGGTTTGATAATTTTTGATATTCAATTTTTAAAAATTATGAGACCATAATTGGAAGAATACACTTGTCCCAAGTATATTCTTTTTAAAATAAAAAATAAGAACGGTTTTTCAGATTATACCAAATATCAAAAATAGTTCTTATATGCGTACGCCAGGTATCGATCCTGGTCCCTGTTACGGACTCGTTCTTAAGACGAGCGGCGTGTCCTACTACCTCCGCACGCATCTGTGTCAGAGCACTTGGCTCCTCCACAATATATAGTATTGAGGATTCTTTAAGCCCTTTTTTCGACATAGCTCCAGATAAATCCGCCAGCAGTTGAATTTTTTCCAGAAAGCACATGTTGAATATTACTCTTTGTTACTCCAGATTTTCTACCAGCTTCCGAAATACTATTATATTCAGCTATAAATTTATTATCTAATGAATATTGTGCAACTTTTCTTCCAACAGATTTAGCCATAGATTCTCTATGCTTTTCTATATTTACTTTATTACCTTCTTTTGTTTTATAATATTCTATTAAACTCTTACTAATTTTATCTTTAGTCTCTTCTGCTACTATTCCATTCTTATGAGCCCTTGCACCAACTCTACCCTCTTCAACAGCCTTCTTATAATTTTCAGATTTACTCATTATTTCTTTCATATTTACTTTTTTCATATGTTCTTTAATTATAGTTGACATACGCTCCCTTTCTTCTAGATTTTCATACCTTTTATTCAATGTACTTTTTATTTTATCTATAGATTCTTTTTTATGTTTCTTACCTAAGAAACCACCGCCTTCACCACCAGGTAATATATTATATCCATTTGGTACTTGAGAATTATATTTCTTAATATACTCTTTTTCATATTCAAATCTATCTTCATCAAAACATATTATTAATACTTCAAATCTAAATGTATCTATACCATATTTTTTAATTGCATCTCTTAGCGCAGGGCAACCTTTACCTCTGTTTATACTTTGAATATGCGCTTTCCACCGCTTTTCAGGATCTTCTAATTTAGTTTCCCCTATATATATTTTCTTTGATTTAGTATTTGTTATTTTATAAATAAATCCCATCTTCTTAACACTTTAACTATCATACTTATCAAATTTTATGTATAATTATTTACACCCCCTTAACAGAAAAATTGAAATCATTTGCTTATCAATTTAAATAGCACCCATATAGTTTTCCAAGAAGCTTTATACAATGTGCACTATCCAAGATACTACTCTTCTCAATATCACTAGCGATATTGAAGGGGCTTCTAACTCTACAAAGTCCAATGAGTTTATTGTCAAGTCTATGCTAAAAGAACTCTGTAATTCTAATACTAGTTTCGAGTCATTTGATGATATTAAGAAATGCCTTCTACCCCTACAACGCAAATACAAATTTGTTCCTAATAAATATGCACTTGGTAAACTATATCGCAATATGATTAAAGAGAATCCTAACTTTGCAGTTAACCAATCACTTTATAATGTCCTAATTACTAAGGGAGTACGTAGTGAAAGTGGTATCCTAAATATCAGTGTATCGCTCCCTCCAGATAAGTTTTCCTGTAAATACAATTGCCATTTCTGCCCCAATGAGCCTGGGATGCCTCGTTCTTATCTAAGCAATGAGGATGTATTCCAGAGGGCGGCTAAATTTAACTTTGATACCATTAAACAAGTCCATTCACGCCTTGATGTCCTAAAAGAAAATGGTCATCCCATCGATAAACTAGAGTTTCGAGTACTAGGTGGTACTTTTAGCTGCTATGATCATTCTATCACAGATACCTTTGTACGCGATTTGTATTATGCTGCAAATACTTACTTTAATGATGCATCAGGAAGGGAGAGAGAGCCTGAGACAATTGAGGAGGAACAAGCCATTAATGTTACTACAAAGGCTCACGTTGTTGGGCTAGGAATTGAGACACGCCCTGATGAAATAGATGAATCCGAAATTATCCGCTTTCGCCGATATGGAGTTACTCGAGTCGAGTTAGGAGTTCAGCATACAGATGATAATCTCCTCAGAAAAGTTAATCGTGGACACGGAATTAAACAATCTAAGCGTGCTATTAAGTTGCTAAAAGATTATGGTTTCAAGCTGGAACTCCATATTATGGCTGATCTACCTGGTGCAACTCCTGAAGGAGATAAGGATTGTTATCGCCTAGTACTCCGTGATGATCCAGATCTAATCCCAGACTATATGAAGGATTATCCTTGTCTGGATGTAACATTTACAAAAGTCCGTGAATGGAAACAGCAGGGAAAATGGACTCCATACTCTGATGCAACTCCTGATGCCAGGGACTTAAAGGATGTCCTAATCTACAGACAATCAATTACTCCTAAATGGGTTCGTGTTAACCGTATTCAGCGGGACTTTAAACCTGATGATGAAAAGCACGGATTCCTAGGATTTAAGAGTACAACTGTTGCATCTAATCTAGCACAAATTGTTAAGGATGAGGCTGAGAAGCAGGGGGTTTACTGCCAATGTATTCGATGCTGTGAAGTCCGAAATGAAAAGTTTACTCCTGATGAGGTTACCTATAAAGTAGTTAGTTTTACCGCTAGTGGTGCACCAGAATATTTCATTTCAGCAGAAGTTGATCGTCCTAACAGAAATCTAATGCTAGGGTTTCTCCGCCTTCGTATTTCAGATGCGCTTGAGAATAGTATTATTCCTGAACTTCAGGGTAAAACTGCAATGATTCGTGAACTACACGTTTATGGAAAGATTCAAGAAGTTGGAGTTTCTGCTGGAAATGGAGATAAGTCTGCACAGCATTTGGGAATCGGGAAAAAACTCCTAGGAATTGCAGAGTCCATTTCCGTAAAACACGGAATGTCTCAAATCGCAATCATTTCAGGAATTGGAGTCCGAGGATATTACCAGAAAAATGGATATGAACTTCGTGGGTCATATATGATGAAATCCTTCCCCCCAAATGATAACACTACATTTGCACTAATTCTACTACTAAGCCTTGGAGTTATGTTATTCTCTATCTCCATTATGCACTTTCTACCATCTCCATCCTACTAAAATATTATAATATAACGTATTAAAATACAATAATGTTTAAACCTACTTATATTAACTAAAAATATATTTTTATTTTTACTAAGGAAAAAAATTTGAAATATATACCGCTCGTTGAAATGTGCTGCACTGATATACATTATTAGTTATTCCAAGTACACATTTCATACACAATGTCATTTACTGATCCTTCTTCCTTAATGTTCCTGTTGATTGGCAAGGATAGTTACTGGATGCCATATATTATGTTTATTATGATTATAATTCAACAGTGGGATAATATTTATAGGTCATTTAATAAGATTAAACTCTATGGTAAAACACAATATGATATTTCTGGTAAAATCTATGTCTGTAAGAGTGATGCATATACATATGGAGAAATCTCTAATCAAATGTGGGGTCTATTTATAGCAATTAATAATAGTCTTAAACAAAATAATATTCTATCTAAAGCCAGTACTATTACTCTACCTACCAATACTGCAGTATTTAATAATAATGACGAGACTATTATGATTCCATCTGAAAATGAATATATTATTCTTAATAATGATATTAAATGTTATGTTAAACGTAAGATTAACAACTATACTGCTAAATCTGATCCAGATAGACGTGAATCATCAACAACTAGCGTAGATGATATTACTATTACTATTACATTGATTACATCTAAATCTATGGATTATATTCATAAATATATCGAGACACTTACTAAACAATATAATACTATTAAAGATATGAAACGATTTGATAAACTCCATATTATTAAACCCGCTTTTAAGAAAGCTGATCCATATATTAGTAGTTCATCTGATCTAGATTACCCGCACCTTATCAAGTTTAATTCAACTAAAACATTTGATAATATGTTCTTTGATGGTAAAGATGATCTAATTCATCGCCTTAATACTTTTAAGAATCGTTCCAAATATAAGACTCTAGGCTTACCTGAAACACTTGGACTCCTATTCTATGGAGAACCTGGGTGCGGTAAAACAAGTGTTATTAAGGCAATTGCTAACTATTTGAATATGAATATCATTATTGTACCTATGAATCTTATTAAGACTAAGAAACGTTTAGAGGATATCTTCTTCTCAGATCGCATTGATTTCCCGCAAGATAAACGTATTTATGTCTTTGAAGAAATTGATTGCAACGGCTGGGAACATATTGTTCGTGATCGTCGTTATGCCCCAAAAGAAACTAAAGAAGTTAATGAAGTAAATAGCCTTGAAATTATTGCTGATAAACTTCAAAACAACACTAATTTCAAGAAGAAAGATGAGTGCGAAGATAAACTAACTCTTGGTGCTATTCTTGAAATTATTGATGGTATTATTGAAACACCTGGACGTATTATTATTATGACTACGAATCATAAAGAGTTTCTTGATCCTGCACTACTAAGGCCTGGGCGTATTGATATGGAAATTGAGTTTAAGAAACTACGACGCCAACATATTTGTCAGATCTTTGAAAAGTGGTATAATACTACATCATATTCTAATCAAATGAATGATATCCCTGATTATAAGTTTACACAGGCTGAAATCTCACAACTTCTCTTTAAACACGAACACAGGCCTTATGATTTCATTAAAGAATTAAGTAAACATTCTAACTAAAATATTATATACTATTAGATTATTATGACTACTCTCAATAATAAGAATAATAACAAAGAAAATATTTTTGATATTATTGGTGAAGCTATATACAAATATAAAATAAAAGATGCACTTAATATAATTGATAAACTTAGTATATCAGACATATTTACAATAAAACACCCATATCATGGTACTAATATTTTTCTATATATATGCGATAAAATAAGAACTTCTAATCGTGATTATACTCTTCCTGTATTTCATAAAATATTATCAAAATTTTTAGAAAATCCTGATGATCGAAAGGAATTATTAAATACAGTTGATAAACATAAAAATAATTGGTTGCAAATCATTTTAACAAATAATAATACAGAAGTAAAATCAGATTATGAAATTAATAGTATTAAGAATATATTATATCATATTAATAGCTATAAAGATACAACTAACATTGCATCTATTATTAGCAGTAATAATACATATCGTGGTAAGTATAATACTGATCTAACTAATCTTAATAATATTAATATATATGGCAATAATGTATTATTGGATATATGTAATAATCCTGTTTTTAATGATTTTATTAAATGGTACTTAATTAAAAATATTAATATTAATCATCAAAATAAAAACGGTAGTACTGCGTTAATATTAGCTGCAGATAAACATTCTAATCTAGAACTTATTAAAATTTTATTAGACTATGATTATGATAAGAAAGAGAATAAACCAAATGATAAGAAAAAGAATGAGCTAAATGTTAATTTAACAGATAAATATACTGATAATGTATTAATAACTCTTGCTGAATATAAATATATTAAACCACAGAGTGAAATTAATCAAAATAGATATCGTGAACTATATAATATAAGTAGAGCATATAATTCTAATAGTAATACGGAATATAATAGCTCTAATAATAATTCTAATAATGAAGCTAAAAATAAACCTCAAAATAAACCTGAAAATAAACCTCAAAATAAACCTGAAAATACAATACCTCTGGTAGAATCTATTGTCTATAAATTAATAGATAAAGGTATTGATATTAAATATAAAACTAAGGAGGGAAATGATGCTTTAACTTATGCAATTAAATATAATAATACTGTTATATTTAAAGCTTTATTGAATCACTTAATAAAAACTGATAAAGAATATTTATTAAAAACTATAAAACAAGCTATTGATGATAATTTAGCTTCTACTAATATTATTGAATATTATGATTCAGAAATATCATTAAATAGTAGACTTAAATATAATTCAAATATATTTCCTAAACTTACGCCTATTACAGATATTGCAATTAAATATGGTGTTGAATTAGAAATATGTGTTAAATTAGATAAAAAATGCATAGGGAAAGATATTAATACAAATGAGATTATCTATAGCCATCGTGGTGGTGCAAATACTATTATACCATTGTTAGAAAAACCTACAGAATGGATCGATCTTGTTAATATTTATTTATATAGTTATATTAAGTTAAGAGTACAAAATAATGCACATCTTAAAAATATTCTTAAAAAAGCTGCAGCCAAATATAGGTATATAATTATTAGTAATACTCCTAAAAATAAAAATTATCATTACATTTATGATCTTAATACTCTTAAAATAATTCATTTAGAAGAACCTAGAAAAATAGATTATACTAAACCAATTATAACAACAGATGTTAGTGTTATTTGTGGTGATTATAAATACCTTGAAGATACAGACTTTATAAATGGCTATAAAAATTTAAATGATAAAAATATAGAAGCTATTAACAATACATTCCATATTGAGTTTGTTACTCCAATTCTTACCGCCGAACCTATTACTGGGCGTAAAAGTATGGTATATGATTTAGAACCTCTAAAAGAACTATTTGAATTAATTGGTATGGATAAGAAAGATTGTTATATTAGTAATAAATCACAAGGTTTACATGTAAACCTATCATTAGTAAATAAGAATACAAATAAGACTATACCGCTTTTACAACAATTCTTTAAAGAAGAATTCTTTCCTAAATATATTGAATGGGAAAAAACTGCATATCCTAAATATCGTTTATTTGAATCAACATACGCTAAACCATTACATTCCTTTATTACACCTGAAACATATGCTAGCAGTTATTCTACAATTCTATACAATAAATATGTATCACTGCATAGAAAAGGTACTGATGGATTAATTGAAGTTCGACTATTTGCTTCTAGTAATAACTATAAAGAATTAATTTCACGTAGTCAAGAAGCAATTGGGTTGCTATATGCAAGTTATGAAAAATGGTATAATTCTAGAAAAGAAACTTATTATAAGAAAAATACAACTAGAAAGAAAGGTGCATCAAATCATAATAGTAATAATACAAGTAAACCTATTAGGGTAGGTAATGAAAAAAGAAATAAAACTAGATATAAAAGAAAATAGAAACCTCTACCTCGTGAAAATAATAACTATGAATAGATAGAATGAATTATATTTCATATGCAGGGCAAAATCTAAAAATTATTAGATATCCTAAAATAGCCAGTGATTCTGGATATCTATATCGTGTAGATAAAGATGAAATAAATACATATAACGGGGCATCTATAAAGTTTTTTGCACTTACTGAAAGAAATACTAATTCATATGCTAAAAATGCTAAATTTCTTAAAAAATGGGAAGTAAAACAAGGTAATCAACTTATATTACTTGATATACTTGATATTCCGACACGTGAAGCATTAGCTGAAATAATTGGGCACTCTGCACTCAATATTGCATTCCCTATTAGATATGATAATGACTATGAAGTTGTACAGCCTGAAAGCAGAGGTAATCCCCAATCAGTAAATAATGCTATGTATATGCAAAAAAAGATTACACATATTGGAAGATACTCAAATTCAAACCCTGCAACTGGTAATCCTGATTATGATGTTTTAAAAGCAATATGTTCTCTTGGTATTGTTGATGGATATTATATGGAACCAGTTGAGAATTTTCATTCAGAAATTGGATTATGTGGTAAAGCATTATCAAAACTAAAATTGGTTAGTACTTCTAGATCATCCGCTTATATACCGCCAATAAATAAGATTAGAAAAACAAGATCACGTATCTTTAATGGTGGTAAGAAATTTAGAAAAGCAAGAAAGACAAGAAAACTAAGAAGATAATTCATTAAACTGCTTAGGATAAATTGTGGAAATCCCTTCAATTCCATTTACCGTTGTAAAGATATAATAATATAATGTTGAAACTCCTATTCCATTTTTAGTTACTGGGAAACGATAATATGGGTCTGCAAAATGATCATCATAATATACCTTATTTTTATATGCGTCTTCCACCACATATATTTGTGGAATACGATTATAGTCAGGATCAGAATATTCTACAGCCATTCTCCTAAATACTGGATACTTCTCTGATACTTCACCCCACGATTCTATAACCTTTGTAATCTTATCAAATGTAAACTTTGTAGTTCTATTATAACACGCTTTGATATGACAATTATAATAAATCGTGTTATTCTCCTCTTTAATTTTCTCTATTATAAAGTCTACATCACCCTCTTGTTCACCTCCATATATAAGATTCTCTGGAATTGTACCTGTTAGTATTGTTAACTCTGACATTTTACTTGGGTTTATCGAGTGTTAGTGCAGTAAATAGATATGCGTCTAAAAATCAATTTTTAATGTGCGTTTAAATCTAAAAAATATTCTCCGATCCCTTTGTAGAGAGGAAATCTCTCTAAAGTCTCGTGATAGCTCAGTAGTAGAGCAGCTGATTGTAGGAATTATACTTATCCTAAGTAAAACTCAGCGGGTCGGGTGTTCGATTCACTCTCATGAGATTATTATATTATTAGAATGTAATACATATTAATAATATAAATATTTATACACTTAAAAATTGATTTAAAGTTATATTAGTATATATTAATAAAAATGCCAAAATATGAAGGTGATGAGGATGATGATGCACCGCCTGGCTGGATTGGAGAAGATTTTGCAATAGTTGAACAATTTGAAACATATAAACAAACAAGGGCTTATAAATATGGTAAAAGAAAAGCTCCTTGTAGTTGTAGATATTTTAAAGGTGTTATCCCTCCTTCACATATCTGCTATAAGCCTGTATCAAAATATAGGCAGTTAGTACGATGGGTAAAACAAATTGTATTTCCTAATAGATTTATTGTTTCCAGCAGATATTAATAGATTATTCTTTAAAATCGATTTTAAAAATTATGGGTAGTGCGTTTAAATTACCATTTTTAGTTCTACGGATATAGTGGAGGGGAACTCAGTACTTGAAAAAGAGTATGAGGGATACTCCGTGGGTCTATAGTAAAGAGGATTTTTACATGTGACTGTTATGTATTACATTATATACTGGAATCACAAAGTCCAGGATCGATACCTGGTAGACCCGCAATATATATTTTTTAATCATTTTTAAATGCTTTAAAGATATCATTCAAATAATTTTGTAATCTTTTCCTTATCAGGGCTATCATAATTATATTCATACTCTTTTATCCACTCTCTAATCCCATAGTTATTTTCTTTATTAATACGAATACTAAAAGATGTATTATTTGATGTTTTATCAGGGTCACTAATATATCCTTTATCATATAATACCTGTTCAGGGACAATCCAAAATCTATTATCTATACTTGAGTGAAACCAATAATAATCATTTTCGCCATAACGATATGTTCTAAATTTTCTTATACCATTTTCATTTTTACCATTATTTGATGCTAAAGCCAATATTAAACCGTGTTTTATATTATTAAACCCACATACTTTTTCTTGAAATTTCTTCCCATTTACCATAAAATCTGTTGGAGTATTTTGTATATCCATTCTTTTAAATTGTAAGAAATCAATTGCTTTTTCTCTTTTTTTTACATATTCTTGCTCTTGTTGCTGTAGATTGCTAATAGGCAACATGCATTCTTCTAATGATTTTCGAATACATTTATCTTTATATTTATCAATATATTGATTCAATATTAAATTATTACCACAACTATAATCATTATATTTAGAATATTCTGAAATATTTAAATTAGGTGCTTTTAATGATAAATCACTATATGGTATTATCCATATCTTTTCTTCAGTAGTGCATATACATATAATAAGCATACCTGTATAATCTTTCTTTATTCCTCTAAATGAGTACATTTTATGACATACCCCTTTAGTTGATTTTACTTGAACTGGTATCCATTCATCCCCTTCTTTACCTTTTTCTTTTATTGCAAGATCAGCTCTACAACCTTCATTTGTTCTGCGAATATCATAATAAGGAGATAAATATTTAATTATTAATTCTATACTATTCAATTCAGTTGTATTATTTATTACTGCACTATTATTTCTTAGTATATTGTAAGTATTTTTCTTGACGCATTCTTTACATCTTTTACCTGTACCACGAGATTTAAAATTAGTAAATACTGCAGATGAATTATGACCACATACGCCTATAAAATCTACCCTTACATATAAGTGCGATTTATTCATTACCGTTTCTCTTCTACTCTCAAAATCTTCAAATGATGTTAGAAGTGTACATTCATTCTCTTCAACTATCTTCTTGACTATATTATAGTTTTCCATTTACACTACTTATTATTGTACTTTGAATAAAAATCAAATTTTCACATATTCAAACAAAAATGATATACATATTTATTTGAATACCTTGTATTTAGCACGTGGTAATCTATTTCTATAATTTTTATCTGGATCTGGCGGTTTTCTTTTTTTAAGTAACTCTCAGGCAGAATAATACACATTCCTAAGACCATATTCCTTCATACACTTCTCCAAATGACACTTGCACGAATGACACGGCTCTGAATTAACAATCTCCCTCAAACCCCTTGAAATACGTAGCACAATTAGAATTGCACCCTGCAACTGCCTAACATCCCCAATCTTCTTAAGTACCGCACGTTCTGCGTGAATTGTCCTCTCTGCATATCCACAACCACGAGACCTTGACCCTACCGAATTAGATGCAACTGCCAAAACCTTATTCCTCTTCATTACTACGGCAATATGCGCACTCGTCTTGTGCTTCAACATAACCTGTTCAATCGAAATCGACTGCTTCGTCATCTCATAAACCTCCTCCTTAGTAATAGCCATTATATGCGAGGTTGACTTGGAAAATACTATCTTGCTATAACTGATAAATGCACAGTAACTGACCTTCAGATATAATATTTCTTTTTTTCAAATTTTTTATTGCGTATTTTTATACTATAAAGTATATTAATCCTTACTTATAATAATAATCTGATTTTTAGGCTCATTATCATCTTGAACTCTTGATGTTCCATCAGATACCATTATAACGCCTTTTTTATTTTGATGTTCTGTTTCTAATGCATAAATATGATCACCAATCATTGATTTTCTTCTAATAGATCTACCTCGTTGATGTTTATTCATATTTAGACGATTTTCAAATGCATTCCCACCAAATTTATCCATATGCGGCGCTACAGCACCTTCTCCTAAATTCTCAGGCGCAGATTGTGTTAACTTCTTCTTTTCTAACTCAATTTCTTCTTGAATTTTTCTCTTACGTTCTTCTGCTAATTCCTTTAATGCTTTCTCTTGATCAATCGCCTTCTGACGCTCAACACGCAGCTCCTCCTCTAGCTTCTCTTTTTCTATCTCTAATTCTGCATTTAATTTTGCACGTCTCTCTTCCATTAACTTGGCTTTTATCATTTCTTCTTCGCTCTCATACTTACGACGTTCTTCTAATTCGCCTTCTAAACGTGTCTTTCTTTCTTCAATTGCAGCCTCAAGGCGTTCATTTACTTGTTTATTAATACGAGCCTCTATTTCGGGTGTTACAAGCTCTTTTAGAGTTTCCTTCTTTTTCTTTAACATTAAAGCTGCCTCTGTTGCAAGTTTCTTTAAACGTGTCTCTGAACTATCGTATACACTTGTATGCTCAATAGAGCCACAAATATCTGGTTTCTTAATATCTTTAATAGTACCAAATTTATCCTCAAATTGTTTTATTACAGCACCTGGTATCGGAGGAGATTGTTCAATTAAACGATCCAATTCTGCACGACAAATCTTTAAAAAATCCATTGAATCCATACGATCATCTGGTTTTAATGCTAATTCTACCGCTATTAGACGCTGAAATTTACCCCACGCAATTGATGCTACACGATTACCTTCCTCTAACTGTGACCACTTGAGTAAGTTATTCAATGTTGTTAACATACCCGCTAAAAGAGATACTCCACCAATTGCAAAACTGGCATACTTCAATGCTTCCTCGTTATTTTCAAATAATGATTGTACACCAATATTAGCAAATCCAGCTACTGATGATATTACAATAACGGATGAGTTAATCAGGAGCGCTTTTGTTTTAAAAATTTTTTCTGCACGATCGTGCATATAACGATAACAAGAGCTAATATCGGCCCATTGTGCTAAAAGTGCCTCATTTTGTTTAGACCATCCGTTTTGAAACTTTTTTGGTGCTAATGGTGCATTTCTTCCTGGAGAAGATGAACGTGAACTTGAAATTAGTCCATCTTCAGGAACGCCATTAATAACTGTAACCCCCTCTTCTTTTGACATCCTATCATGTATATATTTTATTTTTTGTATTTTTACGCAGAAATATATCTATGATTTTCATAATTAATACCTATATATTGTATTGTATAATTATTTTTATTGTTATTAATGCTAGTTATTGCATCTATTAATTTATTTTCCCAATCATTTTTATTAAACCATACATCTTCTTGTAATAATCTAATAATATGTTTATTGTTTTGAATAGCGCATTTCATTTTATAAATATCACGTTCTCTTTGTATTTCTGGTGATTTCCAAGTTGATACTTGTTGAAAATGCTGTAATCCATCTAATTCAATTATAATATTAGAATTTATTTCAAAATCAAACGGCAAGTATACTTGTGTTGTATTATTACGACACCATTCATATTTTGGTTGATGAATTACATTAAATTTATTTTTTAGCCACTCAAATAATTTATGCTCTGATTTCTTCTTACATAATGGGCACCACGATCCCCGTGATA